GAAGGCGGAAATTTTATAGGCTCTGACAGCCTCCCGCCTGCATCTGTAACCAGTCTCACGGGCGGTGCTTGGGTATCGGCACAATTCGCCACTCCGGGGGGCGTGTTTCTGCGCCTTGTCAATGGTCAGGACACGTCGCTTGTTTATGATGGCTCAACCTTCAATACGGCCCCTGCCATTACAGGCGTTTCTAGCAATACATTGTCGTATGTGTGGGCTTTCAAAAACAGGCTGTGGTTTGTCCAGAAGGATACGCTGAACGCTGCATATCTAAACGCTGTTGACGCGATTAGCGGTGCCGCTTCTCTGTTTCCTCTTGGTGGCGTGTTCCAGCTTGGCGGCTCGCTTTTGTTCGGGGCGTCGTGGTCGCTGGACGAAAATAGCGGCCTTTCGGCGTCCAATGTTTTCGTCACGACTGAAGGCGAGGTCGCTGTCTATCAGGGGAGCAACCCGGCAAGCGCATCAGATTTTACCCTTCGCGGCGTTTATCGCATCGGTCGCCCTCTTGGGCCGAACGCCTTTATCCGTGCGGGTGGTGATCTGATCATTGCAACAGAAATTGGGTTTGTCCCTCTTTCGCAAGCTATTCAGCGCGACGTGGCGGCTCTTGCCCCGGCTGCGGTATCCTACCCCATTGAGACGGTATGGAACAACGCCGTTGCAACATCGCAAGGGGCCTGGACGGCGGTTCTTTGGCCCTCTGAGCAGATGACGATTGTTTGTCCACCAGCCGGGTATTCCCGGCGCGGAGAGTTGTTTGTCGCCAATTCCCGAACAGGGGCTTGGTGCTTGTTTACGGGCCAAAAAATCAACTGCCTGCATGTTTATGATGGGCGGTGCTTCTATGGCTCAACCGATGGCCGTATTGTTGAAATGGAAACAACGGGCTCGGATGAGGGAAGTGTTTACACTGGAACAGTAATTCCGTTGTTTGATGATCTTCGCTCTCCCGCTCAAGCAAAAATTCCATTGCTAGGGCGTGCTACACTGATCGCGCCTAGCGATCCGCCCGTTACGCTGTCATGCCAGTTTGACTACAACATCAACCTTCTTGCCGCGCCTGATGCTTCGCCAACGATTGCTGGCTCGGTGTGGGGTGGCGGCGTTTGGGGATCGTCAACATGGGGCGCGCAGACAACGCGCTCGACGTTCCAGCGTTGGAACAGTGTTGGTGGCTATGGCTACGCTGTCGCGCCCTCGCTTCAGATTTCAAGCGGTGGGCTCACTCCTCCTAACATTGATCTTGTCAGCATTGATCTGACTTATGAAACGGCAGATATCGTTTCGTGATCATCACAGGCGGGAGGGTGATTGAATATGTCTCATCCAAGATTGGCAGAGATATCATCCCGCCATGCACTGCCATCGGTCGCGAAAAAGACGGGTTAATCGTCGCGGGCGTTGTGTTCAACATCTACACCGGCCCCGATATCGAAGTGACTGTAGCCGCTGAGCAAGGTGGAGTAACACGCGGGCTTGTTGCGGCATGCGGTCGTTACGTTTTTAGCCAACTTGGCTGTTTGCGAGCGTCTATCACAACAGAGCAATCTCACGTCATTGATCTTGCAACTCGCCTTGGCGCTCAGACCGAAGGGCGGAAACGCAACGCCTTCGGCCTTGGCCGTGACGCTATTCTTCTCGGCATCCTCAAAGAGGATTGGAAATTATAATGCAAGCACCGAAAGCTCCGGCTGCACCCGATCCAAAGGTGACAGCGCAAACGCAGTCGGCGGGTAATGTAGCGACTGCGACCGCTCAAAACACTATGGGCATGGTTGATAAGTTCGGCCCTACCGGATCCGAAACCTACAAGGTAACGGAATATCTGGATCAGCCAGACGGCTTTGGCGGGACCATGCGTGTTCCGCGTTATGCGCAGACCACGACTCTGACGCCGGAACAGCAGGCCATTTTCAACACCGGCCAGCAGACCGAGCAGAATATCGCCACGATTGGCCGCGACCAGTCGCAGCGCATTGGCGACCTTCTTGGTAAGCCCATTCAAATGGGGAATGAGGCGACGGAAGCGCGCCTGATGGAGCTTGGTTCAAGCCGGCTTAACCCGGTCTTCCAGCGCGACGAGGAAAGCCTTCGCACGCGTCTTGCCAATTCTGGCATTCGCGCCGGCACGGCGGCGTTTGATGCCGAAATGGGGCAATTCAACCAGCGTCGCAATGACGCCTATAATCAGCTTCTTTTGTCGGGCCGGGCGCAGGCAAATCAGGAATTGCTTACCGAGCGTAATCAGCCTATCAACGAAATTACGGCTCTTCTGTCTGGCTCTCAGGTCAGCATGCCGCAGTTTAATAACCCGCAGACTGCGGGCCTTGCAGGCGTGGATTATAGCGGGCTTGTTCGGGATAAATACAATGCGGATATGGCGGCTTACAACGCAAAAGTGAATGGCCAGAATGCTATGATGGGCGGGCTGTTCAGTCTCGCTGGCACTCTCGGCAGCGCTGGCATGCGCTTTTCTGATACCCGGCTGAAATCCAACATTCGCCGCGTTGGCAAACATCGCTCCGGGCTGACGCTTTACGCCTATGACATCCTTGGGCGGCGCGAAATTGGCGTGATGGCTCAAGAGGCCCTTGCCGCGTTCCCGCATGCCGTTTCTCAGGACAACGTGACCGGCTGGCTTATGGTCGATTATGAAAGGCTTGCGGCATGATCGGCAATTTTGTTTGGGGTGACGGCGGGAAGGCAATCACGCCGGATGAGGCCAAGCGGCGGCGTGAAATCGCTATGGCCATGATCCAGCAGGGCACGGCGAACAGGCCTATTCAGCATTGGGCGCAAGGCGCTGCGAACGTCGCTCAGGCGCTCATGGGCGCTTATGACATGCGGCAGACGGACAAGCAGGAAGCGGCGGCCCGCGAGGCTTCCAAGGCTCAAGACGCGGCCTTGCTGTCGGCAATGGGTGGTGGCGCTACGGCTGCCGCGCCTGCAATGGCCCCGCAAGGTGGCGGTCAAGCCGCTCCTGTGCCGCCTCCCCAAGACGGGGTTCGCGCCTCTCCTGACATGTTCAGGATGATCGAAGAGCAAAACGCGCAAGCCGGGTTGCCGCCCGGATATCTGACGCGAACAGCCCAGATTGAAAGCGGCATGAATCCATCCGCGAAAAACCCTAATTCAAGCGCGACGGGGCTTTTCCAGTTTATCGACTCGACGCGGAAGCAATATGGCGGGTTCGATCCGATGGACCCTGCTGCTAGCACGCAGGCCGCTGCACGGCTGGCGAGTGACAACAGGGCCGCTTTGGTTAAGGCTCTTGGTCGCGAGCCGAACGCGGGAGAGCTTTACCTTGCGCACCAGCAGGGCGCGGGCGGGGCGTCCAAGCTTCTCGCCAACCCAAATGCGAGAGCGGTTGATCTGCTCGGCGCGAATGCGGTTCGCCTGAACGGCGGCGATGAAAACATGACGGCGGGGCAGTTCGCCAGCAAGTGGACGGGCAAGTTTGGTGATGGGGCATCGCCAGCCGCTCCGCAAGCTGCACCAGTCACGCCAGTTCAACAGGTTGCGCAGGCTAACCCGCAGCTTTTGCAAGCGGCCATGGCGCGCATGAATGATCCATATGCGCCTCCTGGATCGCGTGCGGTTGCTCAGGCCCTTGTGCAGCGCCTTGTGACGCAGGAAACAAAAGACCCCCGCGACAGCAGGCTGAAAGACTTGAGCATCGCAGAAAAAGAGGCTGCGCTTACAAACCAATCTCAGATGACGCCATTGCAGCGTCGTCAGGCCGAATTGGCGGTTCAGAAGAGCGAACGCGAATTGGCGGGAGAGGGCGCGTCCCCACTAACGCCAGAAGAGCGTAAATCAATCGGCATCCCTGAAGGCCAGCCTGCATACAAAACTCGTTCTGGCGAAATTAAATTCGGTCCGGCAGGAACGCGCGTCAATGTGGACGCGAGCCAGAAAACAGAAAGCGAGTTCGGCAAAGAAACCGGCAAGGCGCTGGCCAAGCGGTTTGATCAATTGGCGTCAGATGGTGACGAGGCCGCACAAAATCTTGAATTGGTTGGGGAGATGCGCCGACTGGGAGGCCGCATTGACACGGGCGCGGGGGCAGCTGTCAAATCTTATCTTGGCAAGATCGGCGTGAAGACTGAAGGCGTGTCAGATATCGAGGCTTTCAATACGCTGATTAACCGCCTCACGCCTCAGCAGCGCGTGCCGGGTTCTGGCGCCACATCCGATTTTGACGCCAAAATGTTCAGGGAAAGTTTGCCGAGCCTCATGAACACACCAGAGGGCAACGCTAAAATTCTTGAGACCATTGAGCGCATCAGCACGAACAAAATCGCGCGCGGAGAAGTCGCGATGCGCGTTCAAATGGGCGAGTTGACGCCGAAACAGGGGCTTGATGAAATTCGCAAGCTTCAAGCCGAGGCGCGATCGATTTCCGATCAATTCAAACCCGCTCAAAAGCAGCAGTCGCCCGGCAATCTAGCCCCATCCACATCAGAACCCGGCAAAGTTCTCCGTTACAACCCTCAAACGGGAGAGTTTGAATGAACATCCGCGTTCAGGGGCCTGACGGCGTAATTCTGGAATTTCCAGCTGGGACCGATCCGGGTGTCATGAAGAGCGCGATGCAAAAGCGCTATGGTGGGCCGCAGCAAAAGTCCATTGCGCAGACCCAGGCGATGCCGGATACGGGCTCGGCGTCAACAATGGATGGATTCCTACCCGTTGACACGCAGGGCGCTATAGCCCCGCCTCAAGGCACGGGTATTGGCGAGGAGTTGCGCCGCCTTGGTCGTAGCGCAGATGACGCGGTGCGCGTCGGCGCGAACGCCATGACATTCGGCCTTGCGGATCGTTTTGCGGGCGCGATGACGGGCAAAGGAACCGAGGGTGAGCGCGCCGTCACAAAGGGCTCCCGTGAGCGTCTCGGCCCGGTTGCCTCGACGGCCATTGATATTGCGGGCGGCGTCTTGCCCGGGGTGGGGCTCGCCAAGGCGGGCATCACGGCGGCGCGTGCCATCCCGCAAGCGGGACTTCTCGGCAGGCTTGGGGCTGGCGCAGTGGATGGCGCGGCACTCGGCGCGGCAAACGCGCTCGGTTATGGCGAGGATGTCCAGCAGGGCGCGCTTATGGGCGGCGCCGGCGGCGGTGCGGGCGCTCTTGCAGGTGAGGTGCTTTCCGCTGGCATGCGTGGGCTTGGCCGCGTCACGCGCCCAGCTGCCCCGGCCGCGCCGTCGCTTGATGACCTCAAGATGCAGCAAAAGGCGGCTTACCAAGCATTTGACGACATCAACCCGATTTACGATGCGAAAGAGCTTGCCGCCGCGCAAGCAAGGCTTCAAGGGCGATTTGCTGAAATGGGCGCTGACCCAGCCTTGCAGCCCAAAGCCTTTGTCACCTTAAACAGAGTTGCTCAAGACGTTGAATCCGGCTTGCCTGTTACGGGTAAGGGTCTTGAGACAATCCGCAAGGTTGCGGGCAATGCTTACGACCCCATGAACCCGTCAAGCAATTTGCTCGTGAAGGCGGTGCAGGGCGAAATTGAGGGGATTATGGGCAATCCCGGCGCGGCCATCTCTGGGGACGCCAAGGCGGCGGCTGATGCTGTTGCCCAAGGGCGTGAATTGACAAAGCGCATCAAAAAACAAGAGATTGTCGATCAGCTTCTTGAAAAGGCAAACATCCGCGCTGATCGAGCCGGATCGGGCGGCAACATCGATAACGCGACGCGCCAAGAACTTTCCAAGCTTCTCGACCCCAAAAGCAAACAAGGGAAGATGTTCACCGAAGACGAGCGCGGGGCCGTTCGTGAGCTGGTAAAAGGCACGCTTGCGGGCAACATTATGCGGGGCGTCGGAAAGCTCTCCCCCCAGGGATCGGGCCTCATGTCAGCGCTTGGCATCGGCGGCGCTGTAGCCAATCCCTTAGCAGCCATCCCCTTTGCGCTCGGTGCGGCCGCCAAACCCATCGGCGATAAAATGACGGAAAACAGCGCGCGGCGACTCGGTGAACTCATTCGCGCGGGCGGGAGCAAAGAGGCAGCATTCGGCACACCAAACATGCTTGAACGCATGGGCACTGACAACCGTGACGCTATTGTTCGAGCCCTCATGATGTCAGGCGCTATCGCTGCCCCCGGAATCGTATCCAACCGCTAAGATGATGAACAAGACCAGCGCTGCCCCAAGCACGGTTTCAACCGTGATGCCTTGGCGCGCCAGAACGACGGCTGTCGTCGCGCCGTAAACAACCAAAATTGTCTGCATCTCACACCCCGCCCCGCAAAGGCGGGGTTTTTTGTTAAGAAAGGCCCATCATGCCTGATGATCCGAATGGAGTCCATTCCCTACCGGCTGGTTATCGCGCCGTTGATGGGGAAACCATTCTCTCAAGCAATCACAATCCGGCGCTTGAAGATATTTCTGCGGGGCTAACTTCGCGCCTGCCTCGCAACGGCTCAGCGCCGATGTTGGCGAATCTCGCGATGGGTGGAAATCGCATCACGGGCCTTGCCAATGGCGTAGCACTGACTGACGGCGTTACGCTTGCGCAAGTTCAAGCCCTTATTGCTGGACTAGGAACGCCAGCGGGAATTGTCGATATGTATGCCGGCGCAAGCGCGCCTGTCGGCTGGCTTTTGTGCCATGGGCAAGCGGTTTCTCGCACGACATACGCAGCGTTGTTTGCGGCTATTTCCACGACCTTCGGCGCTGGCGACGGCTCGACCACATTCAACCTTCCTGACGTTCGCGGCGAATTTATTCGCGGACTTGATAGCGGGCGCGGCGTGGACGCTGGCCGCACGCTCGGAAGCGCTCAACCTGCGGGTATCGCGGCGCATGGGCATACCGCGTCGGCAGTTGTGACCGATCCGGGTCATCTCCACATCACGCCAGCAGCGGGAAATATCGTGTTTGGCGGCTCGCCGGGTCAACTAACCGCCTTTGATGCGGCTGGGCTTGGCACCCCTACGACGCGAAGCAGCAACAGCGCAATCACGGGCATTTCGGTCGAGGTCACTGTCAACGACTCGACCGGGGCGGAAACACGCCCGCGCAACGTCGCTTTCAATCTCATCATCAAGACGTAAGGACCGCTCACGATGGCGACAAAGCGCATTTATGACCTGACCAATGCAACGACGCTAAACGGTGCGGACAAGTTGCCCGTTGACCGGAGCGGGGGCACGTCTCGGTCTATTCTCGCAACTGATTTTGCTAATGCTGTTCGGCCCTATGCAAGCACGCTTGAAGCCACAACCGGGACGGCGATTGACAAAGTTATGAACCCGGCCAACACGGCGGCGGCATGGGATTCGAAGTGGGCAGCAAATACTACCGCATTCGGGCGCTCTCTAGTCGATGATGCCAACGCGGCGGCGGCGCGAACGACGCTCAGCGTGATGTCTGCCACGGAAACGACCGATGCATTGGCTAGGCTCCTCCCGGTGTTCGACACGCGCAGTGCGCTGAAAGCGGCAACCGCCACCGGGGTTGCCTTCCTGTCCGAGCCTGGACGGGAGGGGCTTTTCGAGTGGACGCCCGGCGACGCCACCGCCCTCATTTCTGCCGACACGCAGGAGGGGATTTGGATCAAGGCTACCGCCGTCGCCGCCAGTGTCGGAGCGTGGGTCCGTGTTTTCTCCGGCCCAGCCGACGCCCGCTGGTTTGGGGCTTCAGCATCGGGCACTGCGGCTGCAAACACCACGGCGCTCAACGCAGCGATCTCCACGCTCAAGTCCGCCTTCGGCGGGGGCACCGTTCAGTTCCCGCCCGGCACATTTGCGCTAAACGCCCTCGCCACAATCGACGGCGTGAACGACCTAATCCTTCAAGGGCACCGTGCCAGCGATCCGGGCTTCACGGGCGGCACCATCTTCGCGTGGCAAAACGCGAGCGGCGATTGCATCGTTTTCACGAATGCGCAGCATTCAGGAACGCGCGGGATCTACCACCGCCATGATGTCCGCCGCACGGGCGGGTGGACGTGCCGTCTCGCACAAGGGTGCTTCCATAGTTTTTTCGAAGGGCGCATTGACTACGCCTGGAATGGCGTGGAGGTTTTCGGCAGTTCCGAGTGCAAGGTCGATCTGGTCGCCCGATACACTTATGGCTCACACAACCTTTTCATCAACGGTTCGAGCAGTTTCCCACTCTACGGCGCCACGGCGCGGGTCGCGTCGGACAACCCCTATCCGACGAATGGCGACGGGCCGCGCCGGGTGTGGTCGAACGGGCTCGCCGTCAGCAGCGGAGACATCCTGTTCTCACCGACCGCCGGCTTTTTGTATCAAGTTGTCGCTTCGGGGAACTTGGGGACGACCGAGCCGAACACGATCCCCGGCAGCACGGGACCGGATGGATTTACGGCCACGCTGGCGAGTGGAACCGCGACGCTGCGTTTTGTCTCGCGCTCGCTCAACCACATCGAGGTCGGCAATTGGGCATACTCCATCCGGTTCGTGGCAGGCACCCACATCCTGAACGGCTTTCGAAGCCTCCTCGTTAGCGACGCGGCCAATTCGGCGCCATCCCGGCCCAAGTGGATCTATCTTGAACAATTCGAGAGCGATCATGCCTACTTCAACGGCGTCGAGCTGTTCCGAGGCGAGAGCGTGTATTTCATCGGAGCTTGGGTTGGCTCGTCGCTGGCCGCGAGGGGCGTCTTCATCGACGCGGGCTTTACTGGCGACGTGTCGTTTGATCCTGCGTGCCGGATCTCCGGCAATTGGTTCGATGGGATTTATTGCGGGGCGGGGAACAAGAACGTTCGTATCCTCGGCTCAACGATCAGCGACAATTCCCAAGCGGCAGTTGGCACCTACCACGGCGTCATCATGGATGGAACGACGCGCTTTCAGGTGTCGGGGATTACCTCAATCGGGTCGCGCCAAGGCTACGGCATCTTCATCAACACAGGTGCGGATTACTACGCCGTCATTGGCAACAATGTCGGCGGCAACGCAACGGGCGGCATCAACAACGCTCCTGGCGCGTCTGCCGGGCGGCGCGAACTCTCCGGCAACATTACGTGAGGTTTGACCATGCGCGAAACTTTCTCGGCCTACATGCCGCAACTCTTCAAGCATGAAGGTGGTTATGTCGATCACCCGCGCGACCCGGGCGGGGCAACCAATCTCGGGATCACGCTGGCAACCTTGCGCGAATGGCGCGGCAGGCCGGTGACGAAGCAGGACGTGATGGGTCTTACCCGCAACGAGGCGGAGCCCATCTACAAGGATCTCTACTGGAACCGGATCGGCGGAGACGGGCTTCTCGCCGGGCCGGATGCCATGCTGTTCGATGTCGCGGTCAATTCCGGCGTTGGTCGCGCCCGCCAGTGGATGCCTCTCATTCAGGGCAAGAATGCGGTGGATGGCGCGAAGGCCATCGGCGCGCGCCGCCGCGCCTTCTTCCGCTCGCTTCGCACCTTCGATGTTTTCGGCAAGGGATGGATGCGGCGGGTGAATGAGGTCGAGGCGTGGTCCTTGGCATGGGCCCTGCGCTGGCAGGGCGGGGCCGTGAAGCCCGTTCTCGAAAAAGAGGCTCAACAGTCGCGGCGCAATTCGCAGGCCGCTAGCGGCGGCGCTGTGGCGACGGGCGGCGGCGCGATTGCAGCACCGCAGGCCGAGGCCGCAGCCGGGATCGACTGGATTGCGCTCGCCGCCGTGGGCGTGCCCCTCGCGCTCCTGTTCGCGTTCCTCATCTACCAAGCCCTGATGCAGGGCGCTCGCGCCAAGGCCATGAAGGAAGCCGCCAAGGCCATGAAGGAGGCCATCAATGTCTGACATCTTCACCACGATTGCGACCACGCTCGCAAAGCAGGGCGCGCCGGTTCTCGGCGGCTTGATCGGAACCGCCATCGGAGGCCCTGCCGGCGCGGCTGTCGGCGGCTTGGCCGGGAAGGCGATCGAGGCCGTGGCGGAGGCGCTTGGGGTTGCGGCGAAGCCGGAAGCTGTGGCGGAGGCGCTGGCCAAGCCGGGGGCTGCCGACGCAGTGGTTTCCCTTGAGCAACAAGCCTCAATTCTGCTCCCGCTCTGGCAGGCCCAATTGGCTATGGCCGCGCAAGCGCAGACGGCTGAGATCGAAAAGGGCTTTAACTCATGGAACTGGCGGCGAAACTTCGCGCATTACACCGCGTGGTTTCTGCCTCTTCTGACGGGGTGCTCCGCGACTTATGCCTTCCTCAAGGGACTGCCAAGCGCTCCCGCCATCGCTGGCCTGTTCGCCTCCACAACCGCGCTCGCAATCGCATGGACTGCCGCCAATAGCGGCGGCAAGGCGGTGACGGATGCTGTTTCGGCTTGGCGGGGAGGGCAGAAATGAGCGATCCTTTCATGAAGTTCACAGGCGTTTCGCTTGACGTGCTGGTTACCGCCTTCTTCGGCGGGATCGCGTCGATGATTATTGTCCCTGGCGGGATCATCCCGCGCCTCGCCTCGTTTGCCATGGGCATCCTTTCTGCCATCTTCCTTTCGCCCTACGCGATCTTCATGGCGAAGATGTTCAGTTCTGGAGGTGGTGACAGCCTGGAGCGCGCCGTCGTCTTCATGACGGGGTTTCTCGGTATGTCCGTTCTGGCGGGGGTTTACGCCGTTGCCGAGCGCTTTCGCCATCGTGCGACAAAAATCGTCGATAAGACGATCGACAAAATCGGGTGATCGCGTGGCCCGGTCAAGAAAGATTCTGATCGCAGCCGGACTTCTGGCGCTGCTGACGGCCTGCGAAAGCTTGCCCGATGAAAAAGCTTTGGCGGTGAATGATCCGGCCTTTGATCCAGCGAGAAGCTGGAAGCCCCGCGCTGCGTTGCCGCCTTCGCCTTGGATTCAAGATCGTCTAGGTCAAGCTTGGTCATGCGCGGACCTCCTTCAACAGTCTGGCGTAGGTTTCAGGGCCAACGATCAGCGTGTCGCCATGCATGAACGCATCGACCTCACGCTTCACGTATTTAATGCGCTGGGGATGACCCATTTTCAGGCGACGTGCATTTCGTCCGGTCAAGCGGTCGAAGACCATTTTCCGCACATGCGGAAAATGGTCTTCGACCATGCGCGTCATATTCGGGCTGACAATAACCTTCATGCCAAGGATGCTCATGTTTCACCTTTCAGAAGGGAGGCGGAGAGCATGGCGCGATAGGCGGCGTATTCTCTGGCGTGTTCAGCGGCGAACTGCGCATCAATTGTCATGCCGGAAACTCCGGGGCGCTGAGTTGTTCTCCATGCCATCCGTATCGCATCAATCATTTCCCACGTCGGCTCCTGCAAAGCCTCACGGATAGCGGCAAGGGCGCGGCGCTGCGCTTCTTTCGCCAGTTCCCATGCTGGCCCATGTGCGGCGGGCTCAGCAGCCCTCGCCATGCGTTCGATCAGTTCGGCCTCAGTCATGGCTGCTCTCCTGATTGGAGGATAGGGCGAGGAGGTCGGGATCGCCTGATCCTAAAAGGCCGATTTCACCATTCGGCCACCACCAGCGGCCCCAGTCATCACTGTCATGATACGTGCTACCGTAGGCCCCGGAACTGCGCCGCATCGGCCCCACTCTCTCCCCGCTCGCCGTCACATAGAACTTCCCGGCTTCAAGGCGGAAATCAGCGGGCTTGTGGATACGGTAGGCGATGATGTCGCCGGATAATCCAATACGGCTCCACCGCATGTTGATGGCATCGATCGGGGAGTTGATCACACCATTAACCAGCATGCACTCCACCACGGTTCCGCTCGCCACCGGACACTCCCCCCCGCGCCAAGGAATCGCGAGCCAAGGAATGAAGTCTTCGGGGATGGTTGAAGTAGGAATTTGCACTTTTTGCAAATTGCTCTCAGCCTTCACCCGCACCGCCTCTGCGGCTTCAAGGGCGGAGCGCATGTCAGCGCGAAGGCTGAACCAATCAACAAAGAGCAAGACTTCATCCCATTGCCCAACAAATGCCTCGCACGCGGCCTCAACCATTTCATCCGTTACCGTGCTCATGTCTCCTCCATTGGCTGGGGCTGGTGTTCGCGGCAGGATAGCGAGGCATACGTAAGCGGCCTTCCGACTCTCAGGTCCCCCTTGTCGCCTCCATAGGTAAACCATCCCCCAACGGGAGGGTTCAGCATACACTGCCCCGCCCCGGGAAAATCGCGATGAATCCCCTCTGGGAGATCCGCAAACCATCGGCACGTCTTGCATGTGTCAGACATCACATCACCTCACGTTCCGGCTGGGGGTAAGCCTCAAGCGCCTCTCTGCCATTCGCGGTGATCCTGAAGACGCGCCCGCTCTGAGTGCGCGTTGAGACAATCATCTCTTTCTTCCAAAGAGACGCCTCTGCCGCTCGGTGGTAGCCCTTGAACCGCGACATAAGGGTGTGACCCCATTCCGTGATCCGCTGAGGCGCATCTTCAATTGCGCGCAGAAACTCGATTTCTCGCTTGCTGAGTTTCATCACAGCACCCGTTCCGAAAGGATGGGGTTTTCAGCACGCTTCCAATGCGTCGGCCCGCCATGCTCAGCCGTGCCGTTCCACGTCACGGAGCCGTCAGGCGCAACCCACATGCCTGTCTTGTCGGGGAAGAAGCCATTCCGTTGAATGTGGCCCCATTGCATCGGCCATATTTCTTGCGGCTCACCGTCTTCCATCCATGTAAGGAAAACAACGCTGCCGTCCTTCGGCGCGGTTTCAATCGGTTGCCATTCCATCACATCACCTCATGTTCCGGCTGGAGGGGGCGCAACTGCTGTGCGGCCTTCACAAGATCATCAAGCGCCCAACCAATGTTTGCGGGCCGCGAATTTTCGCCCCATGTTTCATCGGCGTTGCCCGGTGTATTCAGCAAGAGACCCCATGCTGTTTCACCAGTCCTTTGGTCAACAATAGTCTTCTCAAGGGCCACCATCATATTAATGCGTGAGCACAGGCGTTTGATGTGCCCAAGCGGGTCGCCCGCCCCGCCTGAAATTGCAGAGACAAGGAAATCAGCCTGGAATGGGTGCAAACCTAAGCCTTGATTGAAGGCTCCACTGGCGTCTTTCATGCCGGTTGTCAGCATGGCCCGAACGCCATCCGCCTTGATCTTATCGAGCTTGTCAATTTCGCGAAGCACTTGAAGGCGAACATCAGACATCACATCACCTCACGTTCGGGTTGGGGGGCGTCGCTTTGGCTTGCCCCCGCGCTGCTTACGCAAATGCACTAGCACGAATTCCAGAATGACGATTGGGTCATCAGGAACTTCCTTATCAGTGAAGCCAGACAGAATGCCAGAAACGCGCCCCGCCATGTTTGTCATCAGCAAAAGGCTGAATTCGATTTTGTCCGCCTCTGTTTCCAGCAGAAACAAACTATCGAAAATGGCGCGCTGAATCTTCGCATCAGCGTGCGTAACAAGATCTTTGACCAATGTCTGCATTACACCACTCCATAAGATTTGCATGTGTCAGACATCACCCCACCTCACGTTCCGGGTGGGGAATTCGTTGTGCTCGACGCCATCGAGCAGGCGACCGGCGCGAGCCTTGCCGACAGCGTGCAGCGGCAGTTGTTCGATGTGCCAAATCCCCTTTGATGTTGGCAGTGCCAAATAAGGGTTATGCTCCCACTGACACTCCGGGAACCACTCACCCCATTGCTTGAAGAAGAACGACATGCCATGAGCGGCGCATTGGTCGCGCAACGAGCGCGCCCAATCCGGGTGCATGGGCCGCGCGCCGGGGCCGCTCTCCCCGCCCGTGATGATCCATGACGGCATGATGTCGGCGGGGATAGGCCCGAGGTCTTCAAGCAGCGGCTCTGCCGACCAAAAGTGAACGACTGCGGGGATCGCTTTCAGCGCCTTGCCGCGCCGAAGCATCTCCTCGCGGTTCTCCGTGCTCACACCAAGCCAGACATTGTGCCAGCCATTGCCCCAGTCAGGCGGCAGCATCTTCGCGATGTTCGGCGGGCGCTTCGTGAGGAGAAGCCAGTCGAGGTGTGGCGTCGCGCGGATCAAGCGGAAAAGGTCTTCCCGCCATTCGCTTGGCACCTGATTGTCAAAGACGTCCGCAAGTGATGAGCAGAAGACGCGGTAGCGGATGCCATTCTCCCCCGCCTCGCGGTTCCAGATCAGCGGCTTCCGCCGATTGGCCTCGGTCGTGAGCCGCCTCTGACCTTCCCAGAGCGCCCCGTTCCCCGTCCGCTTCGCCCAGCCCTCCGCATAGCAATGGTCGCATGCAGGGCTGATCTTCGTGCAGCCGGTCCAGTGGTTGTGCGTGTGGTCGGTCCACTCGATCTTAGAGTTCTCAGCCATTACATCACCCGTTCCGAAAGGATGGGGGTTTCAGGAGGGCTCGGCAGGGGCATCCAGTGGGTAGGTCGGAACTCATAAAGGCTGGCCCACAGCGTCCAATCGGATCGCCATTCTTCCTTTGTTGCGGCGTCATCACGGACCCATCCCCATTCACCATTTGCAAGCAGGGCTTTTACATGTTGCGTGCTTTCATAGCGGCCATTCAGCCGAAAACAGATGCGGCCTTCGCCGGCGTATTTTGCAGGCCAGACTTCCCGATCATGGTTCAGCGCAATGAATGGGCGGCCATCCTTGGGAGCGGTTTCAATCGGTTGCCACTCCGCGTAAAGTGGGCGTTCCGAAACCGTGTAGGATTCAGGAGCCTTGTTTTCGGAACAGGGCGTTGATACGACAAGCGGGCCTTCCGGCCTGTCACGCCGGAGGTCGCGGGTTCGAGCCCCGTCTCCCGCGCCATTCTTTTCAATAGGTTGCGTCATTGCAGCCTTCCTTATTTTTTCAGGTTTTCGGAACACGTTCCGACTTTTGTTCGGGATACGTGCGATTTGCCGATGATTTCCCGCGCGGCTTCAATCGAAACCATGCGCATGAAAGTCGAGATCGGCACGGCCTTATCCTTAGCTGCTTCCCGAATGAGATCGGCGTCAGCCTTGGAGATCCGCACTCGAATTGTCTCAATCGCGCCCATGGGAAATCACTCCCAGTCTTCGGCATCGGCAAGCCTTTGAGCGTTGCGCGCAATTGCCAATTTCTGAACCGGCGTAAATGTTGACCAGATGGCCTCCAATTCGCCTCCGACGTAATTGCGCCAATCATGAATTTGGCCAGCGCTTTGAAAGCCGGGGCAATCAATGTTGCCAAACTCCGCCATAAACAAAGCCCACGCCCTTTCGTCAGTCACAATCAGCCTCCTATTTGCCCCGCATCATGCCCACAATCTGCCTATGTGTCAAGCCTAGCGTGTGGGCTTTTTCGACTTATCCCGCCTTGCCGACTTCCGCGCATCCAGCATCATCGCGGGCGCGGGGCATGGTTAGTCGCGTTCCGCCATGGCTCGGCAAAAGACCGCACAAAGGGCAAGGGCAGGCGTTTCAGCATCGGCATAAATAGCAGTTCTTACCTGCCTCAAGGTGAGTGACGCCGCGATCTTGTCCTTTGCTGGGGTCGGGTCTAGCATGGCTTTTGTCCCGATTTCACGCCGCAAAACCGCCCACTTGCTATCCGGAAACTCCCTCTCGATCAGCGCCGTGATGTCGTCGAGGGAGGCGGTATAGCGCGGAGCATCCCATGTATCCCCCGACTTGTTTGAAAAACGGGACTCAAACCCGCGTGTCTTGCCAGCGGTGAAGCCTTTTGGAACATCGCCAAGTGCTATAGAAATTGCAGCATCAATTCGGTAATCCGGCCGCGTAGCCTTTTTTATTCGCTCAGCAAGAGAGAGCCATTCTTCGCGCGTCGTGCGCATCGCATTACCTCCTATGTTTGTCATTTATAGATCGCATACGGGTCGATCACATAGTTGGCCGGGAGGCGACTGATATCGAGCTTCCTCCCCACCCTCTCAAAGAACTCCTCAACGTCCTCCAAAGTGGCCATGAAAGCGCTGAAAGCCCCAAGGCCCTCGTCGGAAGCCACCCACCAGAAGACCCCATTATCGCCGATCTCGATGGCATCCCATGAGCCATCTTCAAAATCCCGGTTTGTTGCCAGGCGCTTCATTTCCCCGCCCTCACTTCCTCAGCGGCCTTTTTTAAGTCAGCCGCGATCTGTTCATAAATCTCTTTCATCTTCTGACACGTAGCCTTTGCTGCTTTGTCAGACGCAAAATCGGAAAGGCTAATAAACATTTCGGAAAATTCATTCATCGCCACGCCCTCCAAACAAAAACCGCCAGGCGCGAACAAAGATTCCACTGCGGTATGGGGGCGTTGGCTTATATTCATATAACTGCGCCTCGGGGCCGCAAAGTCCACGATGCGGCAAACGCTCTGTGCTAACGTAGTCGCCTCGAATTGCGCAGTTCCAAAAACGAGGCTCTTGGTTTCGATTAAGCAAAAGCCTACAATCAGCGCAGGCGCGCGTTTTTGGCTTGTCTTGCGCGGTTGCTATGCGAATAACATCACTCATTGCATCACCTTTCCACAATTGTTCCGTTCAGCTTCCGCTTCAGACGGCTGTTGCGCCCGAAGGGAAGGGGACTTCTGGATTCCGGCATCGCCCCGATATGCCGGTCACGCTGGCGCTCGGCCTTGCGCATCCGGCGGATATCGTCAGCCGTCTTGGACTTATGGCATGGCGTGCAAAGCCATTGGCCGTTTTCGATCACGCTTTCCCCGCCAAGTTCGACCGGAAGAATATGATCCGCGTCGCCTTCACCAACTTTGAGCTTGGCACCGCATTTCTCGCAACGTCCATTGGCACGGAGGGCGATCTTAGCGCGATCCTTGCGTTTGAAATTGTGGGCGCGGCTCATGGCTGTCCCGCTCGGTAGTGCTGCATTTCTGCGCTATCGTCTGGGAGGACGGTCACAATTATCTTGCGGTTTTTGTCATACAAAACAGCCATTTCTGGCAAATCTTCGATCTGCACGACATGACAGCGGATAGCCAAGCTTCTGTTAGCATCCGGGAGCGGAATGCTTTTGCCTGACACGATCTTTTCGACCATTTTCGCTAGCTTTGCATTGCCAATGAAAACCCCGTATCGCTCAAATGCACGCTGGCAAGCGTGACGTTGACGCCATTTTTTAACGCTCATGCATCCTCCCAATGGAATTGAATGCCGCGCTTTGCCGCAAAGGCATGGATAAGCTCGATCAGATTGATCATTTCCTCCACGCTCAAATCAGATGAGCGCGTGCCGAGGTTCACAAAGCCCGAGCCGTCAAGGTTCGGAACGATGCGCATTTCGGCTTTCAGACCAGAGAGAAAGAGAAGCTTCCAGTTATCAGGCGATAGCTTGACGCCATGCCAATCCGTTTGCAGGGCGATATCGGTCAGCATGGCCCAAAGGCGGGAGTTCTGAGGTAACGTGCGCTTCTGTGCCTTGATCTCGACACGCGAGAATTGAGGCGCGGCACGGACTACGCGCAAGGCTTCCTCGCGCTTTCGCTCGCTGGTGATTTGGACCATGTAGCGGGTCATGACATTTCAAGCCTTTGCTGAAGCGCAAGTCACTGTAGGTTCCGGCGATGGCGGCGGGCTTTGTGATGATAAGTCCATTTTTTCGTTGGCTACTGCTATTTTTGCCGCTTGCCCTTTAGCGAATGGAGAATTTTTGCCCGTTCTAGATTTGCAGTATTCAATAAATTTCGGCATGTTGAGGTTTTCTTTTTGCGTCCCCCAACGAAGATTTTTCGGCGCGTTGTTCAGGGAATTTTCGTCCAGATGCAAAACAACGGCCCTTGGGAATGACGGCGGCCCATGAAACGCCTCGCAAACAAGCCTATGGACTTTATAATTTTTACCTCTGTAAACAATCCCAAAATAATAATGTTTGGCGTTTTTTGACGCACGCCGCTTCCCCCCGCTCACCCATTTTGTTTGGTATTTTCGCGCACCTCCATAAGGCATCTGTGCTGATGCCTCTGGAAGCTTGATTTCGCCAAAAGAGTTTGCAAACGCTCCGGGGATCGACGGGATTGGTAAAATTTCAATCATGCCTCACCGTGCCTTAGAATTGATACGGTGTCAATTCTAAAATGGAATTTCGTCTGACAGATCGTCACGCATGTTTGTCGCCTGCTTCCTGCCGGCCTTCGCATCGGCATAGCCGTTGCGCGGCGGGGTGGAATCGCCCTCGGGCCGCGCGTCGTCGTCGCGGTCCCCCTTGCTGTCGAGCAGGGTGATTTCACCGCGATAGCGCTGCAAAACAACTTCGGTGGAATAGCGCTTCTGGTTGTCCTTGTCGGTCCATTCGCGGGTTTGAAGCTGGCCTTCGATATAGACCTTCGAACCCTTGCGCAGATATTGCTCGGCGACCTTGGCGAGGTTCTCGTTGAAGATCACCACCGAATGCCATTCGGTCTTCTCGCGGCGCTCGCCGGTCTGCTTGTCGCGCCAGTTCTCCGAGGTTGCAATGCGCAGGCTAACAACTGGCTCGCCATTGCCCAGGCGGCGCACTTCAGGATCGCGGCCAAGATGGCCGATGATGATAACCTTGTTGACAGAACCGGACATTATGCGGCGGCTTTCTGCTTGCTCGTGGCAAGCGCTTTGAGGGATTCGTGATGGGGAAGAAGAAGCGCGCGCTCGTCGGCGGTTGTGTCGTGCTGCCAAAAGTTACGGTAGGCATCCATGCCGCCGCGCGCCCGATTGACTGCGGTTTCCCACAAATCGACGGGAACACCCTCGGGCGGTTCTTCATTTGCGATGGCAAGCGCGGGCGGGGCGCTAACGGGGGTGACAGCTTCCCCGCCCGGCTTCCGCGCGGGTGGCGCAGAAGGCTGTTTGAAATCGTCGGCCTCGTCTTCCGAGTAGAGGCCATGCAGGCCGCACAACTTAAGGATCACGCGGTCCTTGGCGCGCTTCTCGGCCATGGCAAACGGGTAGGCCGCTTGCTTCCCGCTGACGCGGTAATTCACATTGATCAGCGCTTCCCCGATGGACCATTCGGTGCGCTTGTCGAGTTCGCCGGTCACGAGGATCACGGCTTCCTCGCGCTCACTGCGGAGAACCTGAGGCGCATGCCAGACGATGCCAGCGGCGGCTGCAAGGCGCTCTAGGGCCTTGTGCTTGATGACGGTGGCGCTCTGCACGCTCCAAACGTCATCGCGCTCCAGCGGCGCCCCAAACTTGTTGAACAGGGTCTTGATATCGTTGTTCGTCATCAGCGCACACTCACAATGGGGTTGCCGGTCACAAGGTCAGCACCAGGAAGCTCAGCGCCATTGCGCAATGCCTCCTCGATGGCTTCCTTGTCAGGTTCATAGGAGCGGACTTCGCGCATGTATCCTTGCGCATTGAAGCCGGGTTCAATCACAAGCCGCTCGTTACCGGGGCGAACCGATACGGAGCCCTCTGGCAGGCGAACGGAGGTTTGCTTGGAGTCGGCCATCAGCGCGGTAATGATGCGCTCAGCGGCCCGTTTCTCGCGTTCTGCAATGACTATGCGTCCATCGTAATGCGCGGCAACTTCGGCCTTGGCGTGCTTGGCTCCGGCCATGTCAGCCTTTGCCCGCTCCCGCATGCGAACGGCACGGGATAGAACGCGGTGAAAGTCCGTGGAGCCTTCAAGCATGTCGGAAATAAGCTCCGACAACACCTGTCCATCTTGCGAGCAAAGCTCAATAATGGTTGCGATCTCAGCACGGACAGCGGCAAGGGTGGCGGGGTTCATGGCGCGTCCTCCGGGCCTCCGGCAGGGATAAGAGCGGCGAGGAAATCGGCTTCAACTTGAGCTGCTTTGCGAAAAGCCTTTAACGTGTCCCCGTGATAGGCATCGCACGCAGCAAACCATGGACTGCCGATGCAATTTGGGTATCCAGTTGCCTGCATCACCGGGCAGCGTTCGCAGTCTGGTTCGTCGCCTGCCTTCTCCGTTAGAAGCACACATAAGGGGCAATCTTCCGCGTAAATGCGCGCATTTAATTTGTTCAGAACGTTTGCATTCCGACGCCATTTCTCCACGCTTGCAACAAGCGCATCGTATGTCTCGCGATTCATGGCGACACCCCAATTTCACGCAGGCGACGCGCGACCGCTTCAAACTCCGGGAGGAATTCGCCGAGCCGCTTGCGAAGATCAGCATTCGAGAAGCGCCGGACCTCGTTTAGGCATTCGACAAGCTTCTGGGTGGTGTGGTCGTCGGTAATCGTGGTATCGGCCTGATCGACAAGGCGACCAAGGATAGGCCCATTCCTGCGGGCATAGGCGCGGAGTTCTGCGTTACTGTGTCCCATTGGTGGACTCCTTTGCGGCGCGGTTCTTTTCGCGGGCGGCAAGGCGCTTGGCAGTAGCCTCGGCAATCCGGGCTTTCCGCTCAGGCGTATCAAGGTTGCGGTTTGCCCAATCGACGGCGCGGGCCGTCGCCGCGCTGGCAGAGTCGCCAGAAAAGATCAGGCGGGTTGTGCCGTTCTCAATGACTGCGCACTGGAAAGCCGGGCCATCTTCATCGCCAATCTTGGCATAGACAGGGAAGGCAAGATCAAGTTCCATTAGTGGCCTCCAAGGCTTTGAGCCGTTCCAGAATGGCGAGAAGGGTCTTGCCGTCGATTTCCACCGTGCCGAGAATGGCCTTGGCGGATAATTCGCATGTCAGCGTGGCTGTAGCTCATTTGAGCACCCCGAAAATCCAGAGAAGACCAATAACCGGAAGCGTTAGAACGAACAGATTAACCGCGACAATCGCCAAAAACGCGACGAAGACAGACGTGTTTTCAAGAAAGATTTTCATTTCCGCTTCTCCTGCGGCCAGTATGGAAAGAGCGACAACAATCGTCGCGGCGAGCGTAAAAACGGCGTTGATTGCCAGAACGGTTTCAGGGTGCAGAGGGGTCATGAGCGGCCCTCCGCTTTGGCAATCGCAAGAAGCGTGTCACGGTGCGCTTTCCAAAAATGACGCGAGGCTACGCCATCCATGCGCGCAATGCGCGCATCATCGAAGACAGCCCACTCAGCCAGCGTGTGAAACTCGCAGCCAATTCGCATGTGCGCGTCGGTGATGGTGATTGGGTATTTTAGGCCAGTGATAAAAATCGGAGTTTTTTGCGCATCGCCGGAGACCCACGCATTGCCGGAGACCCGCGCATCGCCGTAGACCCGCGCATTGCCGAAGACATGCGCATCGCCGACGACATGCGCATTGCCGTAGACCCGCGCATCGCCGGAGACCCACGCATCGCCGAAGACATGCGCATCGCCGACGACATGCGCATTGCCGAAGACCTGCGCATTGCCGTAGACCCGCGCATTGCCGTAGACATGCGCATCGCCGAAGACATGCGCATCGCCGACGACATGCGCATTGCCGAAGACCTGCGCATCGCCGTAGACCTGCGCATTGCCGTAGACATGCGCATCGCCGAAGACATGCGCATCGCCGAAGACCCACGCATCGCCGGAGACCTGCGAAAGGTTTTCTTCCTTTTCGACCCAGCCGCCCTTGTCGCCAGCCTTGACACCCCATCGCGGGATATCAATCAAAGCCTCAATGCGGAAAAGCTTGATGCCGTAGAATTCTTTGCACTCAGCCGTAAGCTTGAATTTCATGCCAGCACACTCGCTGCCCAAGCCGCGCCCCAAAGAAAAACGGTGAAGGTGAGGAATTCGAAAAGGGAGGGCATCACGCGGCCTCCATTTCCGGGTTAAGGCGGGGGACGCATCCAACGGGAAGCGGCAGGATTGCGCCAATCAGGCGACGGGCGTTGAACTGCCCAAGAAGCTGCTCGTTGAAAGCCTCGCGCAGGACTCGCGCGAGCTTTCCATTTACCGGGGCAGGGTTGAGCCGATCAAAATCGTCGCGAATCCAGAAGCGTTCGGGACTTGGCAGGAATTCCCAGCCGATAAACGTGCAATCAACCCGTTTCGTCTCAACAGGCGGGCAGGGACCGCGATCCAGAGTGCAGTAGCCCTTGATCCGATAGCCGTCCCGGTCGCATAGCGATTTCAGGAGGCACAAGTCGCCGAGCAACTCATCGTTTTCATTCGTCCCCGGAATAGCGAGATATTCCATGAAGGAAAGATCGTAAACGCGGCCCGCCTTCACGGCCTTCACGAATTCGATTTTCTCAGCCGTGATGTCTAGGATTGGTGCCTGGTTTGGGCGCATCTCGGAAAGAGCGGTAAGCATCTGTCATCCCCGTGTTGATGGGGGTAACGTGAAGCATGCCGCGCCTTCCGTCAATCATTATTTTTCGGATTGACCGAATTAATTTAGTTGACAGGCGACGCGCGCTTTGAAATGGTCGCTGCCATGAAACACGCATTGCACACATACCGCAAGGCCAATAATCTGACATTGGCCGATCTTTCCGCCGCAACCGGGTTGAGCAAATCGACCTTGTGCGAAATCGAAAAAGGCCGTCACTTTGCGGGCCGTCGCGCAATCATTGCGATATGCGCCGCAACTGGCCTTTCGCCGAATGAGTTCCTCGCCGCGCCGGTAAACTCTCCCACATCCGGCGCTGCCTCCCCCTCGGTTGCTGTCTCTCCCGATAGTGCCGAGGGGGCTTTTTTTCAACAAGGTGACGCATGACTGCGCCCTCAAACGCTGAAATCCTTGACTACATCGATTGCGGGTTTGACACGCTGGACATCGCCCGCATGTGTGGCGTTCCCGAGCATGTCATTTACAACCGCCTTGCCAGGCTGACAAATGGCCATGACGCCCCAGCGTATCGTGCAAGCGCAAAAACCGTTCGGCGCGAAAACAGGAACGCGCGGAAAGTGATGGAGGAAGCGTGATGGCTGATCGGTTTACTATCATTGAGGCTTACGACAAGCACCATAATTTGCCTGCGCTTGTGGTTCGCCATGAAAGCGAAATCAAGATTGTCTGGCCAAGCTACGACCGATTTTGGAAGGCGGGCATGGCAATTGGCGCGGGGTGCTGTGTTGGAGTCTCGGTGGTCTTGGGCGGTGCCGCGCTAGTTCAGCAGTTCATTCGCGCGGTTCTGCCATGACTCTCCGATTCAAAGGCGTGATGGGTGAGCCCGATGCGGTGCGCGGTGTATGGCTCAACGGCAAAGTTTGCGAATATTCGGGATATGGCGAGCAGACGCTGACCAAGTTGCGCGCTGGCAATGACGTTTGCCGAGCCGATGGCAATGAGGCGGTTGTTATCCCCTACCGCATCCGCATTTACATCAAGCCGAACCAGCCAAAGCGGGGGGAGTGATGGAAAAGCTTCGGCTTCTTTCTCTTTTTGCGGGCATTGGCGGCTTCGAACTTGGTTTGGAGCGTTCGGGTGCATTTGAAACCGTTGCCCAATGCGAGATTGACCCATTCTGCCGCCGCGTGCTGGCGAAACACTGGCCCCAGGTGAAGCGCTATGAAGATGTCCGCGAGCTTACAGCAGCAAGACTTACTGCCGATGGAATTGCCGTTGACGCCATCTGTGGCGGCTTCCCATGCCAAGACCTTTCCGTTGCTGGAAAGCGCGCTGGAATTGAAGGCGCGCGCAGCGGACTATGGTCAGAGTTCGCCCGCCTTATTGGCGAGATTCGACCGCGCGTCGTATTCGTGGAGAACGTCACAGGGCTGCTTAGTGGCCCAAGTGAACAGCCAGGCGGATGGTTTGGCCGCGTTTTCGGAGACTTGGCCTCGATCGGGTATGATGCGGAATGGCATTGCATACCGGCTGGGAACATCGGCGCGCCCCACGAGCGAGACCGTTCGTGGATTATTGCCTACACTTACCAAGCGCGACTTCAAAAGCGACCGATCTTCGCCAGAATGGCGGGAATGGAAACTGGCGCAGCCTGGCGGCAAGACGCTTCCGTTTGTTCTGGGTGGCCTGCTGAACCCAACGTTCTGCGAGTGGCTGATGGGGTTCCCAATCGGGTGGACCGAATTGGAGCACTCGGAAACGCCGTAGTTCCTCAAATCCCCGAACTGCTTGGCCGCGCCTATGCTCAGGCAATGGGGATGCGCCCATGATGCGCCTAGAGGTGACGCTTCCTCTCCCGCCATCTGCCAACGCATGCTTTCGGAATGCGCCCGGCATTGGCCGCGTGAAGACCGAGGCTTACCGCGCATGGGCAAAGGGCGCGATGCCCGAATGCTTGCGCGTGCGTCGTGGCGTGGTCGGCAAAGGCTACCGGCTGCATCTGGTCTTGCCCGCCAACATGCGCGGCGACCTCGATAACCGCATCAAGCCCACGCAAGACCTCTTGGTCAAGGGTGGCGTGCTGCCTGATGACCGCCACGCGGCTTCTATCATGGCAGAGCGCGGCACTCACACAGAACCCTTTGTCATTTGCATTATCGAATGGAGTGAATCCCCATGATCCCTGTAGCAGAGCCGCGCACGGCAGAGGAAGTCATCGCGAATGCGAAGGCTGCCCGCGCTCGCCTGAATGGTAAACCGGACATGACGCCTGTTGTGTTGCCGGAGATAGCCCTTGCAGCCAAGAGGCGCAGAGAACAGGAGGCGCGAGAGGAAGAAGCTAGGCGACAAGCTGAACTAAAGGCCGCTCGCGAAGAGCGTGAGCGTCTTCAGCGCGAGGCTGACAAAGAAGCGCTCCGTCGTGGCATGGAAGAAAGTTTGGCAAAGACGCGGGAGGGGGCCGACATTGAGGCCCTTGGTTTGCAGGAGGCCCGCGAGGCGAGGCTTTTTCGCATTAGTCCGAGGCGATACCTGGAGCAGCTTTGCCGGGAACAGGGATTCACTGTTTGGGCCATTATTGGGCTCAGCAAGCGGGCCAATATTGTCCGCGCCCGGCACGCGATGATTTTGAGTGTTGCGCGCAAGTTTCCTAATTTGTCTCTTGGTCAGCTTGGGATGCTTTTTGAGCGGGACCATACCACGATCATCCACGCCTTGAGAAGGGCGAAGCAGGCCGAGGCAATAGCGGCTTCTCGCGAGCCTTGTGAAGCCGTCATCGACTTTAATGAAATGCGCGCGGTTGCAGCTGACCATCGCTCTTTTGGGGGGCTGCCATGAGGCAGGGCGCATCACGACATGCGCTGTCTGAGCGCGGCAACGACCTTTACGAGACGCCTGAAATTTGCACGCTTGCGGCCATCCGTGAAGGCGTGTTGTCGGGTATCAAAACGGCATGGGAGCCAAGTGCCGGGCGCGGCGCGATGTCTCGCGTTCTTCGCGCGCATGGCATTGCGGTGATCGCTCATGATCTGGCGCACTATGAGGGCGCTGATTCCGATATTGTTCCAGGGCGGGATTTCCTCCTAGAGTTCAACCCGCCTGAGGGCGTGGACGCGATTGTTACAAATCCGCCCTTCAAGGTGGCTGATGATTTCATTCGTCACGGCTTGGGGCTTAGATTCCGCGTTATCGTTCTGCTTCGCGCGATGGCAATCGAAGGGGCTTGCAGGGCCGATTTGATTGACCGCCATTTGCGGCGGTTCTGGATTGGCATTGACCGTCCACCCGCGATGCATCGCGAAGGCTGGGAAGGGAACAAGCTTTCGAACAGCGGAGCACCTTTTGCGTGGTTTGATTTCCACCCGAAACCCCGGCCTGATGATGAGCCGATAGAGCTTCGCCGGTTCTGGTGGAGGGCGCGGCCATGAGCGCCCCGTGGATGCCCCTTTATGTCGCTGATTACATCGCAGACACGGCGCATCTGTCTGCCGCTGAGCATGGCGCTTACCTGCTTCTCATCATGCACTATTGGCGCGTCGGAAAGCTGCCAACCGACGAGCGGCAATTGCAGCGCATCGCCCGCATGAGCGCGCGCGAGTGGGCTAATTCTCGCGACACGATTGCGGCCTTCTTTGATGCCGACTGGACGCACAACCGCATCGAAAGCGAGCTTGCCAAGTCCAATTCGAAGTCAACCGCCAGAGCCGAAGCAGGTTCGCGTGGTGGGCATGCTAAAGCATTGAAAAATAACGAAGCGGGCTTGGCAAATGCTACAATTTTGCCAGAGCAAAAAGATGCGGTTGCTCTAGCATCTTCTTCATTATCACAATCAAACACATCTTCACTTCGTTCAGATGTGGAGCGCAAGGCGCGAAAATCCCCCCCAGATTGCAGCGAAAGCCTGATTGTTCTCGGTTGCCCGGAAAGCCTTGTTTCTGACTGGAAAGCCGTTCGCAAAGCCAAGAATGCCGGCCCGATATCGCAGCCGGTTGTTGACCGATTGAAGCGGGAAGCTGTGAAAGCAGGAATTTCGGTTGTGCGGGCTGTCACGATTTGCGTTGAGCGGGGCTGGCAGGGGTTTGACGCTGACTGGATTGCGAAGCCGGGCGCTCGCGCTGGCCCATCGCACGATCCGCCGCGCCGTGGCTCAGCAGGCATGTTTGACGCATTGCAGGAAATCCGAAGGGAAATGGAAGATGGTGCGAGGCCCAACGATTTTGGACAGTTTGGAAGCCCTGTTCTCCGCATTTCCAGCGGGTGAGCGTGGCGAAATGAAGATGGCCATTCGGGCCTATCTGATGGCCTTGGAAGGCATCGAAAGCGAGTTTGTGGCTCAGGCCGTCAAGCGGTTCATCCAAGGCAATGTTGATCGCCCCAGGTATGGGTTTTTGCCATCGACAGATGAGCTTGCCAGAGAGGCGCGCCGGCTGAGCGATGATGAGCGGCGTAGGCGGACCTATGCACTGCCGCCGCCCCCGAAGGAACAGCCGATTGTGTCGGCAGAGGAGCGCGCCAAGGTATCCGCCTTGATGGATATGCTTGCCGAGAGGATGGCACAGAAATTCTCAAAGGCGGGGCGCTACACGCTGCCATCGGCTTCTGGCCTGACGCCTGACGAAGAACTGGACCTAGCCTTGAAGCGGCTAGCCGACACTGCCCCATCTGCCGAGGCCTTGGCCCGGCTTGGACTGCAACTCAACAACGAAAGGAATCCAGCATGAAAAATCCTCACTCAGTAATCGCTCTCAACAACGATGGTTCACAAGCAATGTCGGAATCTGACTTTATAGAAAGTGTTATTGCTCGCTTTGTGTCGATGGTTCATGCGGATGCGCCAAAAGAGTTTTCCGATACACTTGGAACAAAGCCTATGCTTTGCGAGTGGAAAAAAAGGGATGTTGGAATTAAAGACCGTGTGAACGCAATTTGGTCAGCGACACTGTGCGCTGTGATTGCTCAAACGGCGGTTCCAGAGGATGAAGAATCGGCAATGTATATTCAAAAAGTTATCAACGTGTGGGGGCCGATATTCGCAAAAGCATATGTCGAAATGGGTTACAATCTTGATGAGGAATGTGAACCAATTTCGGTAGCAATGCGCGCACTGTTTGGCCCGTCGATGAAATCTTCAATTAAGCTTTCAAGCTGAGAGGCGACCATGACCCGCAAGTTTTGCGACCTCACCGCCAAAGGCCGCAAATACGAAAAAGACGGTCAGAAGAAAGATTGGGCCTCAATAGTTTCTGAGGAAATTTGTGAGCGCTACACAGGCCTTGAAGCTTCGGAAGATTTGAAGGCGAAACTCAACAACGAAAGGAACGCAGCATGAGCAAATGGGAAGCCAGCATGTCAGGGGAGAAGTTCGGCGCGTTCATCCGGGCGCGGCGCGAGGCGAAGGAGATCGGCTTGCGTGAGATGGCAAAAATGATCGGCGTAAGCCCGACCTATGTTTCGAAGGTCGAGCGCAACGAGTTTCCGCCGCCCGCCGAGGACAAGGTTCGGCTGATTGCCAGGATGATCGGCTGCGACGTTGATGAGCTTCTGGCACGGGCGGGCAAGGTCGCCACTGATCTTTCGGACATCATTAAGCGCAACCCGGTCGAAGTCGCGGCGCTGTTGCGGACGATAAAGGGCCTGACGGCGGATGAACTCACGCAGCTGGTTCGCGAGGCGCAGAAGACGAAGGATCGGAAATATTGGGCCGTGCCGCGTGATGAAATGTGGCACACGTTCCTTGAGACGGGCGAAACCAAAGTTAACAACATTGAATGAGGAATCCAGCATGACCGGCATGGACGCTGAAGAAAGCGCTCGCGTTGAAATGGCGCATGAATGGTATCAAGCAAGGAAGCGCGCATGAAAGCAGGTCGCAAGCCCCGTAAAGACGTTGACCGTTACCCATCTGGCGAGATCGTCAAAGAGCAGCAAGGCGAGCGGCCTGAACAGGTTCGCTCCGTTGTCGTCATGCAGCGCCAGAAGTTTCATGGCGCCGGCAACGACGATGACGCAAAAGACCCATGGTATGGATTCCCTCTTGGCCGGATGCGCAAATGGGCCGTGAACGCTGCCTCGGACAGCGAGGGCCTATCTGATCTCCAATATCGGGCCATTATGGAATACATCACGGCTCGCCATCGCTATTGCTTGGTTTATGGCATTCCTAGCCCACATCCGAAGGCTTTGGAGATTGGCGGCGTGCGCGGGGCTTCCACGGCAGGGGGGCCGGGCGATGACGAGGTTATCGAGGCGAGGCGTCGTTATAACGGCGCGCGCTCGGCGATTCTCGAATATAGCGTAGAATGGATGCGCCTGATTGATCGTTGCGCCATGGATGATGAATCGCTAGGCCGGAAAGACCTTGGTGGCATTCGATGCGGGGCGAATATCCTGGTGCGTCACTTTGGACTGACGAGGCTGTGAATAACTTGTTGCGCCCCGATAAAGGCTCTTGCATCACGCGCGGTGATTCGATATTCGTGAAATTGATGCTAGGCGCAATGTGTAGGCGGTGTGCTTGGCGTTTTGCATATGCTACTGCTCCCCAAGGGGGTTGCGAGGCGCGGGGCGATTGCGCAGACCCTAAGCCAATCCAAGGGACGGAAACGCCCCTTTCGAGATTTTCGCCCGAATGGGCAACGATACACCAGAAAGTCGTGCGCGGACGCGCGCAAGGGCGCTGGCGGGGGAGGGGCAATATCCCGAAGGGAAATGGCTCTAGCCCCGTAAAATTCGCCCGAATGGGCAACGAGTTTGGTGCGGTTCCAGTGGAGTGGGATTGCCCGCTCGCGAGGCAACGTTGCAACCCCGCACCAAAACAGTTCAACGCGTGCGCCACGGTGACGTGTGCAGCTTAAGCCCGGTAAGCCAGTATTCCGGTGCGACTAGGTTCGGTGACTTCTGGATTGACCGGACCCGCGTTGAGGCAGTTCTAGGCGGCAGCACGGATAGGACGTGCGCGGTTTTACGGATGGCCCCAAGACACACAGGGCGCATCGTCTGGCATGGGATGGTCCATGCCCCGTTGGGCAAGGTGTCCTCGTTAGCCCAAGCCGGGTATCAAGCCCTGGCCCGCCTAGTCCGTCTTCCCTGCCATGTGTAGGGTTAGCATTCGGCCCCGGAAACGAGGCCAGCAAGTTTGGTGTGGTTTCTGTTTAGGAATTGAGATCCGCAGAGTTGAAGGACGCAGGGGTATCCTGCGCTGACTGCACCAAAACAGTTCTAGGCGGGGTTAAAATGCCAGACGACGATGACACCCTCTGGAAAATAGCCCGAGAGATTTATACGGCAGTCGAGGCCGCTGGTGGGTGCGTTGACCTTCTTTGCATCCTCGGCAGCTTTCGAGACACATTAGGCGATGACGAAATCCTTGACCTTCTGGTGGAGTTTAACAAGGGCGCTCCCATTATGTCAGAGGGAGTCGTTGTCCAGTAACCGTTAGGCGGGGCGCGCCAAATACACCCTGCGTGCAGGGGTAAAGCTGCCCGGAGGGATGCTTCTGCCCCGTCTAGTCCAGATTGCCTGTGTAGCTCAGTTGGTAGAGCAGCCGCCTTGTAAGCGGAAGGTCCGGGGTTCAAATCCTCGCTAAGGCACCAAGTTGGTGGCAGACGCTAGAGAGGCTTCCGGGGCTTCTTTCCGCGTGTCGGCAAGGGGCAATGCGCAAGCAATATCCTGCCAGCCGCCAAGCCTGTAGGCAGGCTCAAGCCGCAAGGCTTGCTTATGACTGTCGCCTCTTTCCGATCAGCCAAGCGCTTGGCCCGGATACGCGACAGTCTTCATTCCGGAGGCCATCATGTGAAAGACCATCGGCGGAATTGCAAGAGCCTCAAGGCACCGCACCCGCAAAGACTTATCCGCCAAGCATGGTCGCGAGGCAAGAACATTTCGGCTCGCCATGAAAGACCCGAAACGGAAGACAAGAAACCCTCCTATTTGGCGGGTTTCTTCATGGAGGAATGCATGAGCCAAAGCGCTAATGACCTGCAGCGGGGTTTCTCGAAATGGCCGGTAGGCTCTCAAGAACTTCAAGCAGTGGCGTATCTACCCCCAGTGGGTCCAAATTTTCCAGAAGGGTTTCTGGTATTGGCACCTGTTGGAAAAGATCCAGAACTTGACTGCTTGGCAAAGGCGTCGAGCCCGGAGCAAATTTTGGAGCAAAAAGCCGAATTGGCCGCATCCATTTCCCGTCATGTGAAAGAAGCCAGAGCGGCGCTAACCAAGCTCGGATGGCTGAATCGTGGAGATTGTGAAATGAGCGTCTATCAGGTCAGGACGCTGAAAGCGGAGATGGAGGCCAATTCGCCGGAAGCCGTTGCATACGGTAAAGCGCACGAGCCAGCCGTCGAGCATTGGTCAGACTGCTCAGTTCACAATGAGCCGGCCTTTCCGGCTGGCTCGTGTGACTGTGTTGGATTCAAATCTGGCAAATAATAGCGGCATTATTTTGCGCTACCGTCTGCATGGATCAGCGCCATGATCTTAGCGAGTAACGCGGCGGTAGTTGGCGCAACGGCTCTGCCTTGCTCCCAGCCTTCATAAGTGCGCCTGGATATTCCGAGCGTCTTGGCCGCAATAGGTGCGGGAATAGCCCCGCGCCAGTCGCGCAGGGCTTGGGAGGTAGGGGTTATCATGTGGGTGCGCCCAAAATTGAATCCGAAGAACATCTACGATGACCGCCACCCGCTGCACCATCTTGTTTGCAATCAAACAGTGATGATTGGTGAGGCAGAGTTTTGGGAGTGGGAAGTGGAAGATCTGGTTAGCCAGATCAACCTTCGCGTTGCTCCTGAATGCGGCCAGACAAAAGGCCAAAGTGAAGCATAGCAAAAAGGGCCGAAGTGTCGCCGGTCTTTTTGGCTGCGGCAACGATGCCCCGAAGGATGCCGATGGTTTCTGAGTCCGTAACGTAGTGAGCGCCGTTCAGTTCAAATGCGTTTGTCATGTCCGTAACTCCGTTGTTGATGAAACTGTTATACGCATATGTGCGTAATGCGTCAACAGGAAATATGCGCAACAAAATTGCGTTTTCATTTTAACGAGAGGTGATCTCATGGCCATATTAAAAACTGGCGATAAAATCAGGTCGATAAAAGACGGCACGGTTTTATGCGTTGTCAGCCGAGACATTGAAGAAGGTTTCCTCCTTTCGCGGGATGATTTCGATTGGCGCATAAACCGTCCGATTGACGGCGAAACCCTATTCGATGTCTGGCGAGACGCGATTGCGGAATTTGTGTCCATCGGACGAACCAATTCATTCCTCGTCAGGGTCAATGATGATTACCAGAAAATCGTTTTTGGAACCTAAGAGGTGATCTCATGGCCGCAACAAAGGTGGCTAAGCAAGATGAGCGCGAGCGTGACGCGGCGGAAGAGTGGAGGCGCTTCTGGGCTTCCCGTGATAAGTTTGAGGACAAGCAGGACTGGCTAGACTCAAGGCCCGCGCCCGCTTCGGATAGCTATACCCGCTACATGGCGCTGTGGGACGACCTTCTTGAATGCGAGGATGTCGTTTCGCATTTCAGGCGCTATTGCGTTTTCATGGACCAGAAAGAAAAGCAGGACAGAGAAACGTGAGGCGCGGCCGCTCAGACCGGTCGCGATGATGGGATGACAAATTTAATAGGGGACGAAAAACACAAGGCGACACCCGGTAGGCCAAAGGGCACGCCGAACAAGACAACGGCCTTGCTCAAGGACGCCATCATCAAAGCGGCTGAAGCCCAAGGCGACGGCGGCAATGGCGGGCTGATTGGCTATTGCACATTCCTTGCACGGGATGAGCCTAAAGCGTTTGCGCAATTGCTCGGCAAGGTTCTGCCCATGCAGGTCACTGGCGAGAACGGCGGGCCTGTCAAGCTGACGGTTGAATGGTCGAAGAGCGCAGAATAACGCTGCCCTATGCGCCGCGTGGTGTGTTCCTCCCATTTCATGAACGTAAGCAGCGATGGGCTGTGCTTGTGGCTCACAGACGCGCTGGCAAGACGGTCTCGACGATCAACGACAAGATCAGGCGCGCGATAACGACGGATAAGGCGAATTACAGGGCGGCCTATGTCGCGCCGTTCTTCGTTCAGGCTAAAGACATCGCGTGGGACTACCTGAAGCGATATGCAGCACCGATCATTGCCGACAAGAACGAAAGCGACTTGTGGGTTGAGTTGATCAACGGCGCAAGGATCAGGCTCTACGGTGCCGACAATGCGGACAGGTTGCGCGGCGGCTATCTGGATGACGTGACGATTGACGAGCCAGCGGATATGCGGCTGGCGACTGTATGGGGTGAGATCATCCGCCCCATGCTTGCTGACAGGCAGGGGACGGCAACGTTTATCGGGACGCCGAAAGGACGAAACGAGTTTTACAGCCTTCACGAGCGGGCGAAGGCTGACCCTGAAAACTGGTTTTGCTCTGTCCTGAAGGCGAGCCAAACGGGGCTTTTGGCCGACAGCGAGCTTGATGCTGCCCGCGCAGAAATGACGCCTGAGCAATATGCCCAGGAGTTCGAATGTTCGTTCGATGCTGCGATTCTCGGAGCCTACTACGGTTCAGACATTGCCCGCGCCGAGCGCGAGGGGCGCGTTGGCATGTTCCCGCTTGATCCCCTTTTGCCTGTGCATACGGCATGGGACTTGGGCATTGGGGACAGCACGGCCATCTGGCTATGGCAGGCGGCTCCTGATGGGCTTCGCGTCATTGGACATATCGAGGACCACGGCAAGGCTCTGCCGCATTATGTGGGCGAACTGTCCGCCCTTGGCTATCGCTACGGGCTGGACTTCGTTCCGCACGATGCAAAGGCGCGAGAGCTTGGAACCGGGCGCACTCGCGTTGAGACGCTGATCGGCCTTGGTCGAAAGCCTCAGCTTGTGCCTGCTCACACGGTTGAGGATGGGATTAACGCACTTCGCGTGATGTTCCCGCGTATTCGGTTTGATGCTGAAGCGACCAGGCACGGGCTGGAGGCGCTTCGCCAATACCGCACGGACTTTGACGAAAAGACCAAGGCGTTCAAGAACACGCCGCGGCACGATTGGACAAGCCACAGCGCCGATGCCGCTCGCTATATGGCGATTGCGTATCGCGACATGGTTGCCCCGCCAAAGCCCGTCAAGAAGCCCCAGCCCTTGGGCTCAGTTATTCTGCACGGCCCGCCTGAAGCACCACGAGGCGTAAGGATCAAGATATGACCGAATACAGCAACGCGACGGAGGCTGCTCCGGGCGCAGCCAAAAGCGCGTCTGTATGGCTGGATCGACTGACCGCATACAAAAGCCGCTTTGAAAAGTGGTATAAGGCTTGCGAGAATGTCGATAAGCACTATTCCCGCAAGGATCGCGCTGACGAGGTAGAGCGTGAATATGCGATCTTCTGGGCGAATCTCGAGGTCTTGCGGCCTGCCACCTATGCGCGCCCCCCGGCTCCGGTGGTTGCTCCTCGCTTCAAGGACAGCAACCCGATTGCTCGCGAGGCTTCCGAGGCTTTGGAGCGCACGCTTGTCACGACATTCGAGCAGGCTGATATTGACGACCTTTTGAGACAGGTGCGCGACGAATATCTCCGCTATGGCCGGGGCACCGCATGGGTGCGCATGGTCAATGGCAACGCGATTGAATATGATTTTGTCGGGCACAAGGACTTCGCCCATGAACTAAAGCCGGTATGGCGTGAGGTGACATGGGTTGCCCGTCGCGCGTGGCTGAATCGAGAAGCGGGCACCAGGCGGTTTGGCGAGGCGTTCAAGAAAGTCGCGCTGAAAAAGCAGGATGAAAACAGCGCGATTGAAAAGAAAGACGATTGCGCGCCAGTTTGGGAGATTTGGTGCAAGACCTCTCGCAAGGTCTATTGGGTTGCCGAGGATTTTGAACAAATCCTTGATGAGCAAGACCCGATGTTCGACCTTGTGGGCTTCTGGCCGTGCCCCAAGCCGGCCCTTGCCACGCTTGAGCCTAAATCGCTTGTCCCAGTCCCCGAGATCAAACAATACAAAGATCAGATCGAGGAAATCAACGAATACACAGCGCGCATCGCGGCGGTATCGGAAAGCCTGAAGCTTCGTGGCTTCTACGCGGCTGGCACGGGTGATGTGGCGACGGCGATTGAAGTCGCCATGAAGTCCCAGGATGACAGGGCGCTTCTTGTCCCTATCAGCAGCTTCGCGGCCTTGGGTGGCGGCTCATTCAAGGACAGCATCGTTTGGGTGCCGATTGCAGAAGCGGTGGCGCTCGTGCGCGAGTTGGTTGCCCTTCGCCGCGTCGTGATCGAGGACGTGTATCAGATCACGGGCATCAGCGACATTGTTCGCGGGCAAAGCGACCCGAATGAAACAATGGG